CAAAGATTTAATCTCTGAAGAAACCTTAAACTTAATTCAAAGCTCTTTTGAAGAAGCTGTTAAAGAAAAGGTTAATAAAGAACTAGTTACTGAAAAAGAAAGTTTTGATAAAAAGCTTTCTTTAGAGGTCGAAAATGTTAAACAACAAATTGATCTCGAATATAGCGAAAAACTCCAAACCGTTTTAGAGAGTGTTGATAAAGATCATACACAAAAGCTTGAAGCTCTCGTTTCTAAGATTGATGAAGATCATACACAAAAATTAGAAAAGCTTATCGAGGCGATTGATACTGATCATGCAGTCAAGTTACAAAAGCTTATTAAAAACATTGACACAAAGCATGCAGGAATGCTCAAACAAGTTGTTGAAAAATATGCAACCGCTTTAAATGAAGAAGCAAAATCTTTTCAAGAAAGAATTGTAGAAGAAGTTTCAAATTATCTTGACTTGTATCTTGACAAAACAATTCCAGCTGATCAAATTAACGAAGCTGTAGAAAACATTAGAGCGAGTAAGCAAATCGAAGAAATTAGAAAAATTGTAGGAATCAGTGAAGAGCTTGTTGATACAGAAATCAAAGAAGCTTTAATTGACGGTAAAAAGACAATTGATTCCTTACGCAAAGAATTAAACGAATCTCTCAAAGAGAATGCTTCCTTAAATCATGAATTTAAAAAGGCACAAGCTCATATTTTACTTGAATCTAAAACAGCAGATATGAATGCCTCAAAAAAAGCATTTGTTAATCGTTTGCTAAAGAACAAAGATGTTGAATACATTAATGAGAATTTCTCTTATGTCGTTGACATGTTTGAAAGAGAAAGTCAAGCAGAAATTGAAGAGGCACAAGAAAATCTTGTTGCTGAACAAATCGACACAATCGTTGATCGTCCTCAAATCATAGAGGAACAAAAGAATTTTAACAATGAGATTGAACGTGAAGCCACAAGTGATGGCGTAAGCGGCTATCTGAACGAGATGAAGAAAATCAGCAAAGCGAAATTTGTTAGATAATCTTCACTCACTGTAAAACAAAAAAGGAGACAAAAAAAACTATGGCAAATATAATGCATATTGATAAGAACTTCGCAGAAAGTCTTGTTGAAAAATGGAGTCCAATTTTGGATTTTCAATCCGACAAGGTTTCTGGAATTGTTAACGAAAACACACGTTTAAACACAGCTATTCTTCTTGAAAACCAAGAAAAATGGTGTTTAACTGAGGCTAATGCTTCGGGTAATCCTGGAAGCGTCTTCGGTGCTAATGCTGGTGCTAATGCAACTGCATTCTCGAATGACACGTATGCTCCAGGCGATGCTCGCTTACCTAAGGTTCTCATTCCTATGATTCGTCGTACTTTCCCAGAACTCATTACAAATGAGATCGTTGGTGTTCAACCAATGACTGGGCCAGTCGGACTTGCTTTCGCAATGCGTTACAAGTATGAAGACGAAGCTCTTGGATCGACGAACGCCTTTGGCTCTGATGGTTCTTTAGGCGCTGGCACATCTGTCGGTGGTCCTCAAGCTCAATCAACAGGCGTTAATCCGAGAACTGGTTTACCTGACGGTAAAGAACTTGGCTATAATTACCTTAATTCAGCCTTTACGGGAATGTCTAGTGATTCCCTAAGCGGTCTTCCTGGTACATTTGACTTTGTTCCAGAAGATCAAGGCATTGGTCAATTACTCAGCCAATTTGAGCTCAGTTCTAAGATTCCTCAGATTACTGTTGCTTTCGAAAAGACTGCCGTTGAAGCAATGACAAGACGTCTTGCTGCAAAATGGTCTGTCGAACTAGAACAAGATCTTAAGAATATGAATGGTATTGACATCGATTCCGAACTCACAACTACCATGTCTTACGAAATTCAGGCTGAAATCGATCGCGAAATGATTGTTCGCATGATTCAAGTCTGTCTCAATGCTGGAGCAGGCAAAGGATATTCCTTCTGGTATGCTCAATCAGCTGATGGACGTTGGTCGGGTGAGCGCGCTCGTGACTTCTATAACAGACTTGTTGTAGAGGCTAACAGAGTTGCTATCAGAAATCGTCGTGGTGCAGCTAATTTCATTATTGCAACACCTCGTATTTGTGCAATTCTCGAGACGCTTCCTAATTTCACATGGATGCCTGTTAACGGCAACGTTAATACACAACCAGTTGGAATTGCTAAAGTCGGATCGGTCGGAG